GACGGATCGGTTTGTCTGGCGTTTGGTTTTTTCGAAGTTCTGGTGTCCTGTCATACCCGTAAGGGATCCACCCTGTCCCTGACCCCTACCCCGACTCGGGGGGAGGCGCTGGGGGAGGAATGCAGTCTTCTCGGGTCTGTTAAATCCAACACGGGATTGGGCTGTTGGTTGGGAAACTATGGCTCCTGCGGGTCCCGACCTCCCTGGTAGGGTGGTGAGTTTGTACGCCCCGACGTTATTAGGGAGCACGCGGAACAACTGTTGATAACCACCCATGGCAGGTATCTGGGGTCCGATTCCAAGACCAGGGCCAACGTACTGTTTTTCCATGGGCTGGACGTTATTCATGTTCTTTGCCTGGTTCTGTCTGTCATAAAAGTTATATACGGGCTGACCGCTGGGGTCTCTCCCAGAAGTTCGAGTGACATCGGCGAAACTACCCACTTCACGTTTTGGTCCCTGCCCTGGGACTGCGATCGTACCGCGGTTGAGGTTCTGGGCGTTTGAGTCTTGAGAAAGCATGTGTTCTTGCGCTACATCTGCTATAGTCTGCTGACCTACGGTAGATTCAAATGGGGAACCATTTGGAACTACGGGTCTGGGATTCGCGTAATTTTCTTTATTTGCCCTGGGTTCACTAAGAACTTTTCCAGCGTAAATCATACCAGCGATGGCCACTACGGATAAAGGGTCCATTTAAGATTAATGTATATTTATTTTTTGCAGTATCTTTGCAAAAATAGTCCATTCTGTATTTCGGCCCTGCTACTTTCTGGCTCCCAGGACATCGTGCGAACTGGGAGTTTGCACTGAACGTCCTGTCTGGGGAAATCGTAGGGCTTTCCTGCATAGTATTTCTGGAACTCGGAGGTACTCTGGGGTCTGAGTTTGTCATCCACATCAATTAAGTGGTTGGGGGCTCCCTTACCGGCCATGAATGGCGCGGTGCCGTAGAGCTCAGTGGTGGGGCGGCAGCAGTAATTAAGCTGGGAGGGCTGTGGGGGGGTCATGATTTCTTCATTTGCCCTGTATTCGGGGACGGCGTGGGCGCTCAAATGCTGGAGTCCAGCCTGTAGTAAGTAAGGATTATTGGGGTCCATTTAATAATAAGTGGGATTTAAAATCCTGACCTGGGCTGATTTTGGCCGAGGGAATCAAGTCCACCCAGAGCTTCTCCTTGAACTCCCCGGGCGTTGGGGCTGCAGCTGGGTGCTCCATTGGCAGTGCATCTCTGACCTCCCGTCTGGGGGCCGAAGGCAGCTTGGGCGAAACCTTCCTGATCGTTGGGAATCTGGGTATTAGGCATCGAATAGAACCTAGAAGCCGCCTGATTACGACTGCCCCAAATGTCACCACCATCCTGGGGGAATGAATCATCCAAATATGTCTTTATCTGGTTTTTGACCTGGGGATAATAGCACGCCGAGGGGCGATCGGGGTACTCCGTGTAGTCGGACATGAGGACATTAGCCATGGGGTTCTGGAGGTCAGGAGCCTCGCAGGTACCGCGAGCCAGACTGGGACCGCGTCCATCTGCCTGAGCTGGTCGAAGAACTGGATCCGAAATTATCTTCGACTGCCAGAAGGCATAAAGAATACCGATAGACACTCCACCCATAACAAGAACTCTGGGATCTTTCTGAATAACAAATAGAATTACACACGCATAAATAATAAATCTAGTTGATGCGTTCACTCTCTCACCGACTGTCTGAGTGGCAGTCGGCCAGAAAGACTTTAGTTTTTTTTCATTGAATAACTCCTGTGGATTATTAAACCAGGCTGACATTCTGTATATTAATATAGACTAGGAAATTTACTTGCCCGCTCCGCCACCGAACATACCACCCATTATGCTCTGAAGAGCACTCATATCAAGACCACCCAGGGCTGCGCTGGGGTCTGCACCCCCCTTAGTCATCTGCTCCGCAATACCCTCAATAGCCGCTAGGGTCTCCCTGGGAATGGCATTCACCGTAGTACCCAGAATGTTAAGGGTCTGCAGGTACTGCCAGATGGCACCCTTCGTTCCATCAGACAGATCCGGGGTCCAGAGCTTCTGAATATCAATACCCCCAAGGAAATCAACCTTCTCCGTGAAGAGTGACTCATCCTTAGCCATAATCTTCGACTGGTGGGGTTGTGTAGCATTAATGAAGAAATCAACAACAGCACGGGGGTTAGCAGTCTTCATAATATCAAATGTGGCCTTTCCCTTCTTCAGGTCTCGCTCCTCTGGGAAAGTAGATACAAGCTCGTCAATGAACTGGGTCATCATCTCGTTGAACGCCGTAACCGTAGACATTTTATATTATAATGAGTTTTTTCTTTATCTGAATTAAAACGCTTCTGTAGAAATCTGTTCCCTTACTGCAGTTCCATTAGAAACTATGAAATAAACCATGCAAGCATTAAGGACCGCGGGCTTGGCATAAGCATTAAGCTCAGGTTTGGGCTCGTTATTCAATTTATGTTTCAAGTAAATGTACCCAGCTGTCATGGCGGCAGCGGCCATGGCGGCTCCACCGGGAGTTCGCATGTGCTCGGAAAATTCTTCCATTCTTATTATCTAATTGGTATTTTATTTTGAATTGAACCCTGGATTTAATACATCCTCATCGTCCTCGTCCTCACCTGCAGGTTCCTCGGGTTCCGCCTGCTGGGAAAGAGCGGCTGCTGCTGCACCCCCAAGCCTTATATCCTTGGGTTCCTCCTCGTGGGGCTCCGATACTTCTTCTGACTCAATTGGACCCGGGGTGGGAATATCTGGTTCTGGGGTAGACTCTGGCTCCTTCTCGTCATCTGAACCAACAACCTCCGGGTCCTCGCCATCAGACATGGTCTCACCTGTATCTATTTCAGTGGGGATGTTCGTACCCATATTGGTCTCCAGGATCTTAGCCATGGGACTCATGAACTTAATAACATCTGGTAGGCAGGTGTCATTCAGTAGCTTTGTCATCCTATCAACCTTGTCCTCGTCATCATCCTCGGAGATCCAGTAGGGATCCTTGTAAACATGCTTAGCGACCTCCTTGTATATGGCATAAATGAAGTCTGCGGACTTTGGAAGGCGAATGGGAATCTTCTGCCCTGCATTGTCCTTCAGACGAATAGACGACAGAATCTTCACATACCCCACAAACAACATAGCCAGTAGGTTCTTGAAGTGTGCGCATGAGGTCTCTATGGCATTCGTGTGCTCCACAATCATGCCCTGATTCCACGACTTAATCTCCTTCACATACGCCTGGAACTTCTTCAGGGTATTCTTATTATTCGAATCAACCCTGGCCTTCTCATACAATTCATCAAATGTTGTGAGAAGAAATGGTGTAAGTACGTCAGTCATCTGCTCCATAAATTCTTTGTGTGCCACCGCTAAAATATTGAGATCTTGGTTCCCCATATTTTTACAATATTGTGGCATAATATTTAATCCCGACTAACGCGAGTATTTCTGTGCGTATTTTTTAAGGTTTATGAGACTGGGAAGTTGATATTCTTCCTCGAGTACATCCCTCTCTGTTTTCTTGGCCTTCTTTATACCTTGGGCTCGCCCTGGATCCTGAGGTCGTTCTGGTGGTGGCCTGTCCTTCGTCCAGTCAACCAGGATAGAAATCTCACTAATAAACCTAGTCTTGTATCCACCATTTTTCAATTGTCTTTCTATGTATATGGCAGCCGTCTTCTGGTCGAAACTGGGGCATCCCATTACGAACAAAGGGATAACTACAACGAGATGTTCCTTACCGCCGGTGGACGCGTTTTTTATCTTCCTAGACACTTGCTCCAGTATCTGTTTATAAGTCTGCTTCTTGATGGCTCTTTTTGCATCCTTCTCCTTATGGAGATCTGTTGCGAGTACGAGACTCATCTTACTTTTTGAACCTATTTTTTTAGTCTAATTTATTGCGCGAATCCCCGTGGGGGTGGGGTATAGTTCGGTTCCCCAGATGCATCCTGTTTCAGAGCCTTGAGTACGGCCTCCATGCCACTCTTGCTCGGGGCAATATTCTGGAGAATCTCGGGGTTGGAAAGGAACTGGCTCATGGGCTGACTCGCACTCATATCAGAACCCGCGGGTCCCGAGGCATCCCCGGCTGGAATCTGAGTACGCATAGAAGCAACCTGGAAAGTTCCATCGCCACCAGGCTTCTCCAGAAGCTTCGTCATGATCTCGGTCATGAAGTAATTCTTCTGGTCGTAAAACATCATACGGGTATCATACATAGAACCCTGGGGGCCTGAATATTTGTTAACATAGACGGTCTCAATAGGCTCCAGGCACTGCTGGGTCTTGCCCTTGGCGTACACCTGAATCGACGAGATAATATTACGAAGTTTAGTGGGGGAAATATCAGTAAGAACCTTCTTATAGGTATTCATGTCAATATTCATATCTTTTTCAACAAAACTATAATGGTCGACTGGTTTAGACCATCCAGACAAACCAAAATCAACAAAGCCCTCCCTGGACCCCAAAAGCAGAATTGCAAGAAGAAATACGAGTAGAAGTAACGTGTAGTTCATATTATAGTAATGCGCTAAAATTTTTTAAACAAAAGTCCTGTAGAATTATATATGGCCCTGCTGTTATTTAGTCAACGCTGCCAGCACTCGATGAAAATTATCAAATACGTCCAGGACAACAAATCTCTGCACTCCATGATGATGTTTCATGACGTGAATAAACTTGGTGTCCCTGATGAATTACAGGGTAAAATCAATAGTGTCCCCGTACTTCTAACCAAGGGCGACCAGAAAATACTCGTGGGTAAAGAAATCATGGCATGGTTTGAATCTGTGCTCCCCTCTGATTTTGTGGGGGCAGATACAGGATTCGGCGCATCCCTGACCGACCCAGAAGGGGGTGGGGACGGGGGGATGTTCGAACTAGATAGCTATGGAGTTGCCCTGGCACCGCCCATGACAAAGGATATGCAGAGCAGAATAGACCAGAGTGTTTCCGATGCCTACCAAACACGTCAAGGCTCTTAAAGAATTAAATACTAATTTTAGTAATGGAGTTGAAAACCGTGCAGGCGAGTGCTCTCAAATCATGCTTTGAAGTGCTAAAAGATATTATCAATGATGTAAATGTATTCTTCACACCCAGGGGGGTGTCAATTATCGCCCTGGATAATGCCAAGGCCGCACTCATCAACATGAACCTGGAGGCGGATCGCTTTGAAGAGTACGAGTGCAAGGAAACCATAAAGGCGGGAATCAATATTTCCAATTTTTTTAAAATTTTGAAGTTTATTACGTCTAATGATGTGCTTACTATTAATATTCAGGATTCTGATAAAATGAATATCACAATCGAGAATAGTACTAAGAATTCCAGGACTAAGTTTGATCTAAAACTACTGTGGATTAACGAAGATGAACTACAGATACCAGAGATTGAAACCACCTGCACCACCGTACTACCCTCGGCAGACTTCCAGAGAATCTGTAGGGACATGGGAAATATTGGAACGGAAATGTCAATATTCAGGGAAAATAATTTACTTAAAATTTCTTGTGAGGGAGATTTTGCTAATCAGGAAACAGAGATTGACACCGACCAATCAGACTACGAGGGTACCATTGGAAATAAGTACTCTCTGAAGTATATTAATCTATTTACAAAGGCCACGGGTATGTGCTCCAATATGAGAATCGAGCAGTCAGCTCCGGCGGAAAGTATGCCTATTCGGTTTGTGTATGACGTGGCTAATCTAGGTAAAATTGAATTCTTTCTGGCAGCTAAATTAGATGAGTAAGACACTGTCGGTCTCGTCATAAGTCTTGTCGGATAACAACGTATTAATCTTAATCTTGGGGAAATCATATTTCATGATATCCTCAAACTCGACATCTTGTCCGTGAAAATCACTATGTGGACCAGAGAATTTCTTAATTCTACTAGTGATATTCATCGTCTCGCGACCATCCTTACTACAAGCCCACGCTGAATGCACGGGGAGGCGGAACTTCATCTCACCGCTATTCTCTATGGGAGGCCACACCACGGCAGGGGCTCTGGAAGCATACTTGTACTTCTTATTAGCCCACGTGTAACTAATTATATATAACATATCTGTTACATTAGATGGCTTGGAATCAAGTAATTCCTGGAGATATTTACCCCTACTGGCACGGAACTGAGAAGTAATATCCATGTAGTACCCACCATCCTCCACCTTCGACCAGTACTTGGCCTCCGTGATCCAGGGGTCTGTAAGCTCCGTGTCTGTCACAGAATCACATTTGTAATAAATGTAGGCATGAGTAACCGAGTAATCCGGAGACCGGAAGAACTCATAAACATAATAATATAAATTCGCTGCAATGCTAAGTACGTCCATTAATTAGTATAAAGATTTTTGTCTTTAGTAATATTAATGACGGATAATATAATCTCCATGTATGAGAAAAGATGCAAGGAATATGCAGATGATCCGTCCAGACTCAATGACTACATGATGGACGCATTTCCATTCTTACAGGAATATTACTCTATAACCAACTCTAGCAGGATTCAGGATGAAAAGTTCCCCCTCGTCTTTAAGATTAACACCGAAGCGCAGGAAATCTTCAAACGATACATGATCGCCGTCGAAGGTGAGCCCCCTGAAATTGAACGTAATATGGATAATATAATATGCTCCAATTGCGACTCAGAATTATACATGGATAATGCAATTACCATATGCTACGAATGCGGTCTCACCAGGCATATAGTCGGTGAGGAACTCACATACAAGGAGGAACAGGAAATAGAGAAGAATATAGTCTACTCGTACAAGCGTGAGAATCATTTCAACGAGTGGATTTCACAATTTCAGGGAACAGAAAGTACAACCATACCTAATGAAATTCTTAACAATTTGAGATATGAATTACAGAAAGAAAGGATCAAGGATCTCAAAGAAATCACCCACCCCAAAGTCCGCACCCTACTCAAGAAACTCAAACTCAATAAGTACTACGAACACGTGCCATATATAGCAACCATCCTAAATGGGCTAGTCCCACCCAGGATGTCAAATGCCCTCGAAGCCAAGCTGAGACTCATGTTCTCAGAAATACAAGCACCATTTGAAAAACACTGTCCCAAAGAAAGAAAGAATTTCCTAAGTTATTCATACGTACTCTATAAATTCTGTGAACTTTTGGGTGAAGATGATTTCTTACCATGCTTCCCACTACTCAAGTCAAAAGAAAAATTAAAACAACAGGATATAATTTGGAAAAATATTACCCAAGAACTTCAGTGGGAATATATTCCTACAATATAGTAAAATATGAAAATCTTTTTGATTATAATTTTAACATTTTTACTTTTTCTCACAATGCGTCAGGAAAATTTCAAACTTGCCACGTACCAATGTGGTTAAAGATTCAAATATATATTCCATAAATGTTAGATGATCTTGAAAACAAAATTCTAAATTTAAAAAATGGAAATAGGTATAATGATTACTGTGTTAATGATGCTTTATCACATCTGGCAGTGGTCAAAGAAGCCCTCGAAGCCCGGGAAAGAAACCCCCGAGAACACTTCTACGAGGGAGTTAAACACGCAAAATGGGTAATGAAAGTCGTACCCATTGTGTCTGTTATTACAGATCATATAGATGGAATGGGCTCGTGGTGAACCTCGATATCATCCTTACCATCCAGGGGGAAGTTAATAACACAACCCCTGGAAATACCAGTTAATTTCATATAATTTCTTAATTGTTGAATCTCCTTAGATCGGATAGAAGTCACGGCCTTCAATTCAACAATCAACTCGTCGGCAATCACAAGGTCGAGGCGGCTGTTGCCCACCACATGTCCCTGATAATTGATTGGAACGATCCTCTCCGTGTCATATTTAATCGATTCGCTTCGCAAACCGACTTCAAGTGCTCGGTGATAAACAGCCTCAGAGTACCCATGACCGAGTGTGGCATAGACATGCCTTGCTAATTCAAGGACTCTTGTCATTAACTAGATTTAAAGTTACTTCTTTAATTACAGACGCTTGCGCTTTGACACGCCCCCGCGGCCTCTCATCCGACCCACCGCCTTCTTAGACTGGGCGGCACCCTTGAAACTGAGGCGGGGTTTGGGCTTTGACATCCCCCTACTGGGGGTAGGGCGGCGAGGAAGAGGACCCGCCGTGGGATTACCCCGAGCCGCG